TGATGACGAGGACTGGAAAAAAGATTTTATAATTTTTAAAAAATAATGAGTGAGCAAATGAATAAAATAATTCATGGAAATTGTCTGGAGGTCCTGGGGGGGATGAATGAGAATACAGTGGATAGCATAATCACTGACCCTCCCTATTGACGGCCTTAAATTTATGGGGAAGAAATGGGATTACGATGTCCCAAGCGTTGAGGTGTTTCAAGAAATGCTGAGAGTTGCAAAGCCGGGGGCTTTTCTTCTGTGCTTCGGGGGGTCCAGAACGTTTCACAGAATGGCTTGCAATATTGAGGATGCAGGATGGGAAATAAGAGACACTATAATGTGGTTATATGGCTCAGGATTTCCAAAGTCGTATAATATAAGTAAAGGGATAGATAAACATTTCAAGACTGAAAGAAAAGTTGTTGGAATTGATAAAAATAAAATTGCAAGAAACCCTAACGGTAAAGGCAGAAGGGGGGCGGCCTGCTCAATTGGAGACATGAAAAAACAATTGAAGTCTGGAAACACAAAGACAGAAGATGGGCGATGTTTAAAAAAAGCTTTGGCATTGGCAGAAAAACAGAAAGAAAACAACATTTTAGGAGAAATCACGATTCCCGCAACCGAACAGGCCCAACTATGGGACGGTTACGGCACTGCGATGAAGCCGAGCTATGAGCCTATAATCGTAGCAATGAAACCAATAGATAAAAACTTTGTCAATAATGCTTTAACTCATGGAGTGGCTGGATTGAATATTGATGGGTGTCGGATTAACCATAATGAAAAACAAAGATTTGTATTTAGAGGAGAACGCAGGGAAGAATCTACTTATAAATATAATCAAGAAAACCCCAGTAGTTCAGATAATGGAATGTTTCGTTCTGGGCAGATACAAGGAGAAGGGTCTGCATCGCCCTCACCAAAAGGCAGATTTCCTGCAAACATAATCCTTGACCATGAAGCAGCCGAGTTACTGGATGAACAGAGTGCACCAAATATGCACAGTGCAGGAAAAAAAAGAAGTGGAGGACTTGGGAAAGAAGAAAATAATAAATCAATTTTCAATGGACATAATGAAAATAATGGTTCAAGATTTGGCGACTCAGGCGGGGCCTCCCGCTTCTTCCAGAAATGCGACTTTACAGAAGAGGACGACATAACAAGATTTTTCTATACAGCAAAGGCAAGCCGTAAAGAAAGGAACGCTGGATGCGAAGAGCTGGAAGAAAAACAAGCTAATAAAAATGGAAGTGGACTTGGAAGGAAGTGCAGCCTCAAAAAGCGTATTAACGAGAAGGGAGACGATCTAATAAGATCAAAAAACACCCATCCGACGGTCAAGCCCCTGGCACTTCTCGAATACCTCTGCAACCTGACCAGAACGCCGACAGGTGGAATTGTATTAGATCCTTATGCAGGGAGCGGGACCACCGGGTGTGCCTGCGTAAACACCGACCGTGATTTTATCGGAATAGAACTTGAAGAGGACTACGTTGAGATTGCTAAAAAACGAATTGAATATTATGAAAACAAAAGAAAAGAAAAACTTTTCCCATGAGTAAAACAACCGTAAAAAACATCCTGAACATGGACATTAACACCGCTGATTTCTACACCATTGCAACCACCGTCCATAAAACCCATAAAAAGAAAAAGCTGAAAATCAAGGGCACGTATCTGGAGGCACTATATAAAGACACAAACCGAGTCATCAAAGTAAAAAAATCTACGCAAGCGGGCGTATCTGAATGGCTTGCAATTCGGGCAATAATCAGGGCCCGCAACGGCCTGAATGTTTTCTATGTTTTTCCAACTTACGTTTTAAAAAATCAATTCGTCAAAGAGCGGATCAACAAATCTATAATGTATACTAGATATTATTCTGACCTTCAAAAGAATGATGACTCCCGGATCTTCGAATCTCTTGACATGAAAATGTTCGGAAAAGGGACCATTGCATTTGTTGGAAGTAACTCTCAGGTGTCTTTTTTATCCTTCCCGGCCGACGATGTTATTATTGATGAGCGCAACCAGTGCAACGAAGAAAATATCGGGATGGCAAAGGACAGGCAGGGAAATTCTAAAGACAAGACAAATGTCATAGTAGCTAACCCGACCTATGAAGGATTCGGGATTGATCTTGATTATGAAGAGTCTAACCAGAACAAATGGTGTATAAAATGCAGCTGCGGGGAGTGGGTTTTTCCAGACTTTTTTAAACATGTCTTAAAAGAGATTGACGATAAAACATATATTATCAGGGACAAGAATTTTGACCCACATAAAACAAAAGATGTAAACCCGATCTGTCATAAGTGCGGGAAAGCATTCAACCGCCTGGCAACCGGGGAGTGGGTTCCTCACAACAAACATAATGACTCAGGCTATCATATTTCAAAACTATTTGCGGGAACCGTCACTCTGAGAGAGATGGTCGATCGATTTGACACCGGCCTGAAAGACGAAAATGAAATGCAGCATTGTTTCAACAATGATATGGGACTCAGCTACACAGCCAAAGGTGCGAAGATTGACGACTCTCTTCTGAATTCCTGTGTTAGGGATTATAACATGCCAGACAATTCAACCGATATTCATATTGCAGGGATTGACGTTGGCAATATGTTCAATATTATTATTGCAGATGTCAACTTGCATGTCCATTATGTGGGGGAGACTCCAGATATTAAAGACATCATTATGCTGATTAAAAAATACAATGTCAGAATGTTTGTAATTGATGCAATGCCGGAAAAGAGGACTGCGACAAAATTGGTTTACTCCATGAAGCGGGGTTTTATGTGCTTTTATTCGAACTCCAAAAAAAACTTGACGTATGATCTTGAAGAGCGTACACTCTCAGTGGATAGAACTTTTACACTAGATGCAGTTAAAGAATCAATTGTTACCGAAGAAATAAAGTTGCCACAAAATGCGAAAACAATAAAAAACTTTTACGAGCAAATGACTTCTTCCACCAGGGTGTTCGATGAAAAGAAAAAAACTTACGATTGGGTCCATAACAAGCCAGACCACTATTTCCACGCAATGGCATATTTATTACTGGCAAAAAAAATACTAGTGGCGGTTACCTGATGATATTTTCTAAAAATAAAAAAGTTGAAAAAGCAATTGCCGACGGAGCCAATACTATGATGACCGGAGTTACCGGAGTCCCATCAAATGCAAGGTCGGAGCAGGGGCGAAGGGGCTACAATGTTTTCACATATTCCCAGCTATACAATGTTACTGGACGCAATAAAGAAAATGAACTCCAGACCGTTTCAATTGAACAGCCGATTTTTTACCTCACACTTGAAGAGCGGATAAATATTTTTAGACTCAGCTCCCCGGTGTTCGGCCTTGTCACTTCTCGAATGAATAGATTAAGTTCCCTGAATTTTGAGGTGGTCCCTGATAACAAAAACGAGGACATGCTTTATGAGAGATTAAAAAACTACAAACAGATATATAAAGAATACGAAGGGCAGGCCGACATGAAATTTCAAGTCGCCCGTGCTCAAATCAGACGAGAGATTGAAACAGAACTTCCCGACATTCTGCCTGACATGTCAAATTTTGACAGAGCTATCCTCCGATGGAAAAAACGTCTTGATATGCAGAAGGGAGACAAAGCCGGGGAGATTGCCGACTGGCTGGAGCAACCGAATCAAGAGGACAATTGGGGCGACTATATTAAGAAATATGTTTTTGATTTGATGATCCATGGCTCAGTCAGTCAGTACAAACAAGAGCAGAATGGAGTCATTGAAAATATTTACACTCTGCCCGGTGGCACTATATTCCCAGTCAAGACTCCTTATGTCGGGAGCTACACCGCTTATGTTCAGTATGTCGTCGGCATGGACCCGCAAATTTTTTATGACAATGAGATTGTATTCTCCAGTTACTGCCCGACTTCTGCCCGGTCGCATGGTTTTATACCGCTGGAGGCCCTTATAAACAAAGTAACAGAAAGCATGTTGTTTGACCGGCTCATGGCAGAGCAAGCCGATGGGACAAAGCCCCCTGAAAAAATGGTTGTCATAACTGATAACTCGACCTTTGGAGACTTCAATCAAGATATGCAACTCCCGATTCAGGGAGACAAGCAGCAGCGAATTGAAGAGAAGGTAAACCAGCCAACCAAAAATGCAGTAATGACTTTTTCAGGAAATGCTGCACAGGTTGTGGACCTGTCAAGGGAAAACACGATGGGGATACAGATGCAAAGGCAAAAAGATATTCGAGAAGAGGTCGCACTTGTTTTCAATGCTTCGAATATTGAGGTCAACCTCACAGGGTCAGATAATACATCGGGCCGCGAAACCTCAGAAACTCAGATGGAACTTTCCCAGGGGCGGGGGATCGGTCCCATAATCGTGCAAATTGAAAATGATTTTAATAAAAGGATTCTCCCATTCAGGTTCGGCGGTGGTTACAAACTACAGCTTGACGTCGGGCAGAGCGAAAGAGAATCAATCGAACTGCTCCGAGCTAAAATGGATACTGGTTTATTTTCTGTCAATGAGTTGAGACGGGACGAGCTTAATCTTGACCCATATGATGGGGATGAATTCGAAAAGCCTTCCGGCCCCGGTATGCCAGACGGTACAGAGGGCGCACCCCTCTATGTAAATCAAGCACAGTGAGAAAACAAATGACAAAAAAAAGAAAAACTCTGACAACTCAGGATTATAAAGAAATGCTCCAGAGGGCAGAGGACCAGAGAACCGTTGCACTTGAAATTATAAATGACTGCAAAGATATTATGGAAACACAAAAGGCCGTTATCAAAGATTTGAATTACAAACTATCAAAAAAAATCAGTCCCTGGGATAGGTTCAAGCAAAAATATATCATGGGGAAATATATCAGGTTGTTAGAACAATGGCAGAAATTAAAGACAGAAAAATTAAACCGGCAGAAATTGACGACTTAACAGCCGAGCTTGAACTTGATTTGGTTGCATTCTTTAAAGTCCTTGAATCTGATATATTATATATTGTAAATTCTGAAGATGACCCTGATGAAATTATAAAAAAAATAGACAAGTTGCTGGAGTGAAGAATGTCAGATATTAAGGCTAATATTTTGTGTGAAATTACTTATTGTTGTGATGAACTAACAGGGACGGAGCCTATTAAGTTCCAATTTGTTGGCGAATTCAGAAACGCTCAGGATGTAATGAGAAAAATCAAAGAATTAAAAGAAGAATATCCCGACCGAAAATATAGTATAACCTCAGTTTTTTAAAGGAGTCCCTGATGGCGAAGAAAAAATGTAACACGATTGTTAAAAAGAAAGTTATAAAAGATAGCAAGTCGGACAAAGTTTCTTCCTGTATGACAAAATTCAAAGATGGCCAGCTGAAGGACAGGCATGGGAACATCGTCACAGATAAAGACCAGGCCCTTGCAATTGCCTTGAATGAAGCGGGCCTGTCAAGAAAGACTTTGGAGAAAGCGGAAGTCTTAAACAAAATCAAAGTTTATAAATCACAGATTAAAAAGATGATACAGAAGCAGGATGCAAAAGAAGAGGCTTTATTTGATAAAATAATCCAGTTTTTTCAGGAGAACCCTAATCCGGATGACTCCAAAGTCCATGACTTCGCTGAAAAGAATAACATAGACACCCACAAATTGGAGTCAGTTATTTATATGATCCTGTCAGATTTTTTGAGCGGGGGAGCATCGAAGGGAGTCAACAACAACTATGATGAAAATGAAATAAAGCTTGGTATGATTGTTGAAGCCGAACACTCCAGTATTCCAGCACTACAGAGAAAAATTGTTTATGACCACCTGGCAGAGAACCCGGCGTATTATTCAGATGGCAGGGACAAGGGTGTATTTATTGAGTTGGAAAATTCAAAAGTAGAAAAGCTTAAAAAATAATGGGTTATGCTCCAAAAAAAAGCCTGAGTCCAGCAAGAAAACCACCTTCTTTGATACCGGCTGGAAAAAAAGAGGTTGAATGCCGGGGTTGCGGAGCTTCCGGTCAAATTGAAAAATGCGAATATTGTGGAAGGATTTTTTAAATGGCCAGAATTTATCTTGACCGCCTGACAAAGAAATACAGCCCCGGCACTGTCAGGACCGGAAAATATAGAAAACTCGTCGAAGAAATCATGGAAGAGAACACAACAAAATTAAATCGGACTCTTTTTAAGATCACTGATGAGCACTACAAAAAAGAAAACAAGAGAATAACCAAAAAAGAAAAGCGGTTCTCTCTGCCTGAACTGGAGGACGTTCTTCCCCGGAAAACAATATCAGTCAGGAAGAGCGCTGAGAAGGGGAGCCTGATCACAGATGATTTACGGGATAAATTGTCGACTCGACTTAAAGAGACATTGAAGAAAAAAGGACTGGAAACGAAAACAGGCAAAATGGCAGGGACTTTAAAAAAAGAAGTCCTGGCAGAATTTGAGCAGAATATCAGAAAGACTTTTGTCAACTACACAAAGAAAGACCCGAAATTTAAAGTCCCTGGAAATGTCAGGAATATTGCAACAACCGAGTTAAGAAGTGCGGTGGCAGAAATTAAATCTGAATACAATAAAACCATACTGGAGAAAAATCCAGATGCAAAGATGACAAAGACATGGATCCACAACATGGGAGTATTGAAGAGCCGGAAGAATGCAAGGCAGGGCCATGTTAAACTTAACGGAAAAACAATTGGATTTGATAAAATGTTCACAATATGGGGAGACGAAGGAGTATAT